CGGCCCCTAAAATTATTGAGGCAAATAATATAGCTGGATTTGCTTTCATTGCTAAATTAAGCGCTAAAACGCTTAATCTTGTATTTTTAATAATTGGCAACCATTTTGTAAATACACCGATTGCTCCGCCTACACCTGTAACAATAGATCCTACGCTTGAAATTAATGTACCAAACACAATTAATAAAGGAGGTAACACTGCTGCTATTGCTGTAGTAATTATTAAAAATCGTTTAGTTTCCGGTGACAGTGCTTTAAATTTCTCAGTTATTTCTTTTATAAAATCAATCAATTTAGGTATGTTTTCCGACAAGTTAAAAGCTTGAGCAATTTCTTGCCCAAGTTCAGCAAAAGCTATATTTAAATTGTCTTTTAAAGTGGAAAATAAACCGTTTAATGTACCGCTTAAAACGTCCATTCCTTTATGAAACTTACCGCCCTCTGATGTAGCTTTTTTAAATGCCGCTTGTAATACGTCAAATGTAATTTTACCTTCTGTTGCTAAATTTCTTACCTCTGATGCGCTTTTACCTGTTACATCTGCTAATAAATCGTACATTGGTACGCCGTTATTTATAAACTGTAAAATATCTCTAGTCATAACACGGCCCTCTGCTGCCGATTGACCAAACGCAACTGCTATTCTTTGTAAATCTCCACCAGCTACTGCTGCTATATCACCAAGTTGTTGTAATGATCCGTATGCTTGATCAGCACTTAAACCAAACCCCATCATTGTATTATTAGCTTTTACTAATTCATCTAATTGAAAAGGTGTTTTTGCTGAAAATTGTACTAATCTTTCAAAAGCTTTTCCGCCGGCTTCGGCTGACCCGGTTAACACGTTTAAAGTCGTTCTAAGCTTCTCAAATTTTGCCGCTGTCTTTAGTGCCATTCCGCCCGCTAAAGTAATGGGAGCAGTTAACCTAACGCTTAATTTTTTGCCTACATTAGTGACTTTGTCGCCAAATTTTTTAATTTTAGATCCAGCTGTATTTAAACCGGCTTCAAGTTTTTTTATGTCGACACCAAATACAACAATTATTTCTTCTTTTGCCATAAAAAATTATTTTATACAAATTTACTAATTTTAATCTAGTGTTTTCCATTTAGCGTTTGATGTACGTTTTTTAAATTCTTCAAATTCTTCCGGTGTTGATTTAGCTTTTCCAATTTCTAAATATACGTCTTGTGGTAAAGAAAATAATTTTTCTGGTTTTAACATTTGAGATCTTTTTTTACAGTTTACGTTAAATATCATAGTTGATAAATACCGCACCCGTTCCCATTCTAAATTTTGTTTAATTAAATACGATTCACCAATGAGATGATTTTCTTTCCAAGTATGTTGCCAAAAATTTTGTGGTGTAATGCCAACTTGACCAATGTAAAAGTCAAGCAAAGAATCCCAATCAAGCTGGCTGTTTATTTTCCCTTTTTTGTAGTTTTTTTGACGTTTCTACTTATCCCGGCGTTTAAATCGTTTCCTAAAATTCTTGATTCCATCATAACATTTACAATGTCTTCTAGTTTTTCTGAATCAAAATCTTCAAGCCACATACCTACTTTAAACTCATTGTAATTAATTTCGTTTCCTTCTTCTTGATCGTAAGCTAATAAACCCGAATAAATTAAGGATCTGATATGTGATAGTGTAATTCCGCCTGAGAAAACGTCGCCAAGATCTTCAAGCGAAATGCCTAGTTGATCTGTAAAATTTGCCCAAAAATTCATTGAGAAATGTAGTGTTCTTTGTTTGCCACCCATTTCTACTGTGTAGTAACCTCTTTTCTTGTTTGCCATTATGTATAAAATTAAGGCACAAGAATACCCTGTGCCTGATTATTTTATTTAATTTTAAGGATTTGTAGCTTTAGCAATAGCACCTGTAACAGTAATAGATCCACTGTAAGATACCGGTGATTCCATTTCTGCGCTCATTTCAACTGAATTTAAGAAACCAGCACCAGAGTAAACATCGTCACCTGTAACGCTTGTTCCAAATTCCCAATACACCTTTGTTCTTGCTAAAAGATAATCAGATGCCTCAATCGCATTATTAGAATCATCATAAGCCACTAACCCTTCAAAAGAAAGTTCACCTGTTCTAGTTCCAGCAATTACTTCATTGTAACCGCTTGAATCTTTTGTTGTAGCGTCTGGTAAATCAGCAGACAAGCTTAAACTTGCGCTTGTAGAATGACCAACAGCAACTTCGGATCCGTCTGTTGAGTGAAACTTTAAAATTAAATTTGTTCCGTTAAATACTCCAGTTGTAGGCATAATTATAATTTTTTAAATTTTATGTAAATATACAAATAAATTATTTATACATTATTCCATTCGTCAGCTATGTCTTCCCACAATCTAAATATGTTTTCCCAGTTTTTATCGGTCCCGGCTGTAACCGGCCCGGTTAACTTAATTTCAACATTAAATTCGCTTATAACATCATTGTCGCCAGTTTCGTCAACACTTTCAATAAAACCTTCACCCCTACATATCAACTCGGGATCCGTTGTTTGTTTAAAATAAAACACAACTTTAGATTTTCCAATAACATAATCAGCAAATTGTTGAAAATTTAAAGAATCATTATATGCTGTTAAGCCAGAAGCGGTTATTTGACCTCCTCTGACGCAAGCCATAACTTCGGTCCAACCCATACTGTCTTTAGTAGTTGTATCTGGTAAATCTAAATTTAATGAAAAACTTGTTGACGTACTATGGCCAATGATAATTTCGTCTTTTAATAATAAAAAACTAGACGAATTGATAAGTGCCATAATTTATTCTTGTTCTGGGATAATTTCGTATTCGCCAGATTCTAAATTAACTGAGATTTTTCCATACTTTTCCTCAAGTTCTTTTTTTAGATCATTTTGCTCATCTTCTATTTTTTTCAATTCGCTCAGTAAAGATTCTTTTGACTTTTCTAAGTTAATTTTTTGAATAGAAATTGCACCCATATTTGATACAATTTGATTAATTTTTCCTTGATTTTCTTGTAAAGATTTTAATTCTTTTTCCTCTAGTTTGCTCATTTTTATTTATTTATTATTAATTTATTTCTTCACTCCATGGTGGTGATAATGTTTCATCTATTGGATTTACTAATAATTCAATTTTATCATCAACGTATTTTTTAAGCCAATTTTCCTCAACTGTATTTGTTATCCAACTTATAACTTCATCTTTTGTTAAATCATCGTATTGTATAAATGGATTTTCTGGATTATATTCAACTCCAGCAGTTCCTATATATGATGCATTGTATTCAGGATTTTCTTGATTTTCACCTCTAAAAATAAAGTGAATCATATAAACCACATTTTGATTGTTGTCTTGTTGTATTTTAGCATCTAATTGAGTTATTGTCCAACTATAAGTATTTGCCATAATATTAATTTTTTACAAATTTAGTAATTTTTTAACAACTTCCAGTTGCAATTATTAATCCATTGTTGCCAACTTGCATCCAATAACCACTTGGCGATCCGCCAGTTGTATATATAGCATAATAACCAGCAGCAGCAACAGTTGTTCCAGTTTGTGTTGTATATGCTGTATATATATTTAAAGAACTTGGCACTAAATTATTTGCATCATCATGATAATATGTGTCAAACACAATAGCTATTGGACATGCATTTTGATATGATGAGCTGTTATAGTTATACATAAATGCAGTTCTTGGTGGGTTTTGATCGTATAAACTAAATTCAGACATGCCTAATGGGTTTTCACCATCTGGTCGGTTAGTTATTGGATTTGCTAATGCAACTGCCGGATAGCTATTACCAGAACCGCTTGTATTACCACCACTTAATCTTTGAATGTCTGACATATAGATTGGATTTGTAATTGCAAAACTAGAGGTGTAACCAGCTCCAGTTCTTTCCCTAGCTGTTTTTAGCATTGATATTTCATCTTGCGATATATTTGGACAAGGCATAATTTATTTTTTTAATTGTTTAATTTCTTGTTTTAAACTATCAACCTCTGCTTTTAATTCTTTTATAGCTTCTATAAATACACCAGCCATATTGCCATAAGCAACAGAATACATACCTTCTTTATCTTGTGCTACAACCTCTGGCAATACCTCTAAAACTTCTTGTGCAATAACACCAACTTTAGTAGATTTATCATCTGTATCCTTTCGAGTATATGTAACCCCTCTAAGTTTAGTTACTTTTTCTAAAGCATTGGTAACAGTAATAATGTTTTCTTTAACCCTTTTATCTGAAAATGCAATTACATCACTACTGGCTCTAATATCTCCAGTTACATCTAATTGATAACTTGGTGATACTTTTCTTAAACCCATAGCACCAGTATTTTCTATAATTGTTATAGCTGGGTCGCCTTGTAATGTTTTATTTGACAATGCCCATTTACTTGTTCCAACACTATATGGACCAATACCCATTATCCATTGTCTGCCATAAGTTGTATCACCACCAGGTCGACCAGTACCATTAGCACCAAATGCTATTGCAGCTTCACCATCACCAGGATTTGCCACATAAAATTGTCCCCAACTACTATTAGAGGTTCTTACACCCATTCTATCACCCTCAACATTTAATCTAGTGCCTTGATAATTTGATGATGTACCAATATTTACTTGACCACCAGGATATATAACCATCTTGGATTGTGCTAATGTAAGTGATCCTCCAAAACCAAATCTTATATTTGAATTACCAGCAACAAGAAAACCAGCAGAACCACGACCACAATAAACAGCATTTTCATAATTATTTATAGTACCTACATAGTTTGAAGCATCAGAACCATTCGTATCAAATCTTAATGTTGCTGTTGCATATCCTTTTAATCTAGCAATACCAGCAATATCTAAAGTATAAGAAGGAGTTGTGCCAATTCCAAATTGACCATTTCCTTTTAATTTCACTAAATGATCAGCACCCCACATACCTAGTGTCAACATATTATTATCACTTGCGGAAGTACCAGAATATAAATAACCTAAATAACCAGAATTTTTGGTATTTCCTTGTTTACCTATTAATGAAATTACTGCATGATTTGTTGATAAACTACCAGCAAACATTTCGGAAATATGAACAAAAGATTGTGCATTTGTTGCATCTATTGCCAATACTGGAGCGTTTCCGTTTCCAGCACCAATTACTGATAATTTTCCAGTAGGTGATGATCCAATGCCCACCGATCCACTATGATATGCATCACCATTTTGGGATAAAGCAAAAGTATGTGCTGATACATTATTATAAGTTGGTGTTGCAGCTTGAGGATAAAAATTTAAGTCATAACTTTGAGATGATGGTCGAGCTGAAATATCCCATCTAATAGCTCCATCAATATCAAAAAATAATTCTGATGCATCATTGGTTAAACTTCTTAATCTCATTGTAGCTCGACCGGTAGTTGCTTCGTTTATAAAACCAGATGTAGCTTCTGTGTCATACGAACCGCTACTATATTTAAGGTGTAATTTAGAAACTGGATCAATTCCAACTCCAAAATTTCCATTAACATCAAACATACCAACTTGATTTCTGTCATTTGAACCAGTACAAAAAGAAATTCCATCATAACCATTTATAGATAAACCATCAGGAAAACTACCATTATGATCTTTAGCTAGTATTGAACAATTATATTTTAATACGCCAGAGGTAAATCCTTCCCTAAAAAATATACCATCTTCATCATAACCAGATCGTGAGGTATAAACTAAAATTCCACCATTTACTTCAAATGGTTTTTCTGTTGGTGATTGATTGCCAACTCCAACTCTACCAGCTTGTGTTATAGTCATTCTAGGGTTAGCTGGTCCAGCACCACTTATGTTCCCTGTTCCAACATAAAAAGTATAATCACCATAAGAGAATAAACCACTTATATTATTGCTAGAATCATAAAAATAACCTCCATCACCTGAGCTAACAGAACTTAAAAATAAAGTAGATTTAGCATTATTAGCAAAAGGCATAAATCTTGTTGAAACATCTGATCCACTAGAACCTTTTACCAAAAGTAAATCGGATGTTGATGGTGCTGCTCCAATACCAACCTTACCACCATCTCTTTGTAGTGTTAAATTATAAGCTGATGTTACAGCAGCATTATTTGGTGTATTTGCAGCTCCAGCTTGTAAAACAACATCGCCAGTTGCTGCCTGACCGCCAACTAAAAGTTTTTTAGTAGCACCACCAACCATCATGTGCCAAATATCACTATCCGAATATACTTGTAGCATAGTTGTTGGAAGAATACCAATACCAACTAAACCGCTTTCGAAATAATGATAATTACCTCTAAACCTTAATTGATAACTAGCATCTCCAAAATATAAATTGCCATTTGAATATATATGATCAGTTTGTAAATATAAACTTCTATTATCACCAGTTGTTGTTAAGGTTAAAACAGTTCCGTTACTTGTACCATTTTTTAATACATGAGAACTAGTGCCAGTATAAGTATTTAGCAATAAACCATTAAAACTATAGTTTCCATTTATTGTTAAATTACCAGCAATATTTGTGTGTCCTAAACCATTTATTGTTAATAAATGATTTGCTCCCCACATTCCAAAAGTCAATAAATTGTCATTGCTACCAGTTCCATACCATTGGTAACCCATCCAACCAGATTGTTTAGTAGTGCCTTCTTTTCCAATAACATTAATAACTGTTTGACTAGCTGTTAAATTAGCAGCAATACTTTCAGTTGAATGCACAAATGAACTAGATGTATCTGCGTTAATTCTTAATAAAGGAGCATTTCCTGATGATGTACCTTTTATAGTTAATAAACCTGGTATTGATGTAGTATTTATACCAATTTTACCAGTATAATCAATTCTTATTCTCCTAACTGGTGCAACTGTTCCACTACTTAATGCTTTAGTGTTAAAATCTATTGCGCCACCAAAATCATTGCTTGAATTTCCTCTTTCAATAAAATCAATACTATTTACAGCGTGTAAACTTGATTCTTGATATGTTCTTCTGTAATCAACTATTGATGTACCAAAACCATCATAACCTACATCAGGATGTGATGTGCCTAAATGCATAACAGTTACAGGTGTTGTTCTGCTAGCACTACTTCCTACTGGTTCCAATACTGATAATCTAGCTGTTGGTGATGTATTTCCAACGCCTAATCTGTTAGCAAAAAATGAGTTTCCATCTGTTGTGAAAGTTTGAATATCTAAACTATTGTGTCTTATAGCAAATTTATTATTATAGGTTGCTGTCGGATATCTAACTAAGGTCCATTGACCAGTGCCAGTGCCACTAGTTCCAGAAACAGCACCTAAAATTATAGAGCTGTAATCATTATTAGCTTGTGGAAACATCCTTATATTTTCATTATAGGATTCACCATTGCTTATTTGTACTGTTGGTGTAATGATATCGCCAACAAAAGTTGTTTGTGTTGTATCAATTTTAATTACTGGTGTTGATGAATCATGCCCTAAAACCAATGTATTTCCATTTCCCCAAATATCAGGAGTTGTAACACCAGAGCCGCTTCTTTGAAAATCAATTCCATAAAATGTGCTTCCTGATGTACCTTGTACATTCATTGAACCAGAAATAGTAACATTTCCAGTTTGGTGAAATCTAACATAAGGTCCAGCAACTTGATTATAACCAACTGTTGATCCTCTACCAAAAAACATTAAATCATAATCACTGATAGAATCTCTAGCCGAAATATCCCAAGCTATACCGCCATCAACATCAAAAAACAATTCGGCTGGTGAATCTGTTATTGATCTTAACCTTTGTGTTGCCCTACCAGTTTCAGCTTGATTTATAAATCCACTTGTTGAATCAGCACCATAACTACCACCATAATATTTAATGTGAAATTTAGAAACTGGATCAACACCAATTCCAACATCACCAGTAAATTCACTTTCACCAACAACATATAAATCATTTAAAAACTTAGATTCGCCACTAATAAATAATTGACTAGCTGTTGAATCCCAATATATGTTGCCATCATTTGCTGTATCGTTTCCAAAATATAATCTTAAATTATCTGTTAACCATGGCGACCTAGAAAAAATAACTTTTTGCTCACCGCCATCGAGTCGCATATATTCTGTTGGTGTGCCAATTCCATTATCTAATTGAAATTTAATATCACCATCTGTAACGAATGAATTAAATATTAAATCTCCTGAGTTTATTCTAACTATATTATTTGTAGTATGATATATTTTAAAATCTGAGCTATCACCAAAAGTTAATTCAGAATCATCAGTAAAATTCATATCCCTATCAACTCTGTTAGGAACATCATTTGCCCTACCAGCACCAAAAACTTTTATTAATCCATTACTAGCATGAGATTTTATTACTACTGCTATTTTTTGAACTTGACTACTAAATGCAGTTGGTTTTGTGGCTGTAAATTCACCAGCAGTTTCGGACACATATAATTCATCTCCTATACTAAAACTAGATGTATCTATCCCACTTACTGCTCCAAACATTACAGCTTCACCCTCAGCTTGATCTGCAATAGCTTCATTTAATACACCTATTGATGGCATACTAGATGCAACATTAGCATCTGCTGCAATAACTTCAATAACATTGCCACTAGGTGGGGTTGCTGTTGGTGCTGCATGAACTACAACTCCCTTTGCAAGAGATGCACCACTTACATTTTTAACAGTTACATCTATT